TCAGCCTCCTCAGCGGCAACCTCCAACTCCTGCACAACATCAGGAGCCTTCCGCAACTCTACCTGAACCCGCAAAATCTGGTCACGAATACTATCCGGCGTTAGCATTTATCTTCGCTTTCATCGACGTAAACAATGGCTGAACCGCCTTATCAAAACCTCCCTCAACGGCATCTCGCCACAAAGATTGAAGAACATCAATTGTCGAAGCTTCCTCAACAAGATCTACAAAACCATCAGGCACTACAACAGTAGCCGTCTGACGTTCAAAATAATCCTCATCAGGATCCTTTTCATCAGTAGGAAGCATCAACGTTTGCAACAAATACGTGCGCAAAGCAACACTCATAGCTTTAGCTGTAGCTTTATCACTAGTATCCATCGCCTCAGCCGCAACAATACCCCGGATTGGTTGGCCGCCATCAGTACCAAACCAATCAAAAGCCACAGTCAAAAAACACTCAACGGTTGGCGTTCCACTTTTCGTCACTCCACGCGCATAATTTTTCTCAACCACATGCGGCACAATAACGCCACCAACTTTTCGTAACGCAGGGCCAATAGCATTAACCACAGCATCAATGCCACGAAAATTAAACCGTTGCATCTCATTACGGTCACGTTTCGCAACACCAGAAACCAAATCCATCACACCAGCAATAGACTCAGCCGCACTAATCGTTTCCTTACCCATCATTCTTTCCTCTCAACTTCCGTATTCTTCTACGATCCTGAGGCGTCAAACCACCCCACACCCCATGATTAATATTCAACGCTACCGCATACTCCCCACATTCCCGCTTCACCGGGCACAAATCACAAATCCGTTTCGCCGGCCAACGCGACTCCCCATGATCCGGAAAAAACACGTCAGTGCCAATCTCAGCACACAACGCATCATCCATCCAATCCCTCATACATCCCCTTTGTTCAGTTGAAAACTATACGCTCACGAAATCCAGTCAGAATAAACCTGATGCTCCTGCAACCGTTCCGCAACCGTCACGAGCTGCTTCATCATCTTCTCATCACGATCCACCCACTGGCAAGTCACGTCAAGCCCAGGAACGAAACCATCCGGGCCGCTCAGCCGTTCCTCCCACGCGAAAATGGCGCGTTCCGCACCGGTCACCCAGAGCTGCCATTGGATTTGACGCATGTAGTTCAACGGTACGCCACGGTCAAAAGGCTTCCCCGTCGTTTTAATTTCAGCAATCCATTTATGATTAGTGCTTAACCCGTCGGGTGTGGCCATCTGCCAACGGTTCGCGTCAGTATCTTTTGCAATCAGCCAATCATTCGGCATAATCCCGAAACGATCCTTCACCTGTAACGCAATGATAGGTTCTCGCTCAATCCCCCACCGCATAAACTCATTCGGCTCAAACGATTGAGAATTATCCAACGACGCCACAACCTCATCAAAACCAGACCGTGTAGCCGCCTTCGCTACCATCGTCGCCGTCACTCCCTGCGAACGCGCAAACAGCCACAATTCACGATCCGACGAACGTGCAATAAACCGCCCCGGCTCAATCACTTCCCACCACCCAGCGACTCACGAACCTCATCAAACGCCCGCTTATACTCCGAAAGCATGTCATCCTGAGCCAACACAATCTTCTGATACTCAACCAAAAGAAAAATCAGCTCCTCACGAGTCGCACGTTGCAACTCATCAGGCCAAAACTTCGGAATATCAGACATTCAGAAAATCCCTAAACCGTAACACAAAATCAATAACATAAATCAAGGCTAACAGACACGTCACCAGCGCCGCCAAAACCATAATCAACAGAAACCTAATCTTCACTTGTAACCTCCTATACACAACATACACCCCGCCCCAGACAAAGGTAAAGCCCCCCGCACTGAGAGGAGTACGGGAGGCAGACACCAGGGGGAAAAGTGCCAACTATAGTCTACACGCCATACAGCCGATCAAGAACAGCCAACACGATAGCCGCAAGCGAAGCCAACCCAGCAATCCACGCAATCACAGACAAACGCGGGCCCAAACGATTCTCAATAACCTTAATCGCCGTATCATGCTGCTGAATAGCCTTCTCATGCCGCACAAGCCACGCCTCAGCATCCTTAATATCCGAATCAATACGATTCAACGAAGCATCCGTCTTGCGCTCCAGAGCATCAATCTTCTCCTCCACGCGCTGCACTCCACTCTCGATCCCACGAATCGCTAATAGAACCTCTGTCTCAAACGGTAACTTCGAATCCATGACTAACTCTTAGCGTTCGCAATCGCCAAAGCAGAGAAGGGTGCGGCAAGGTTAGCGACAATCGCGCTAGCGACAACAAGCCACGTAGGAGCATCAATAGCCGCCGCACTAAACCCAATCAGCGCATTCGTTACCAGAAGTGAAGCGCCAGCATAAATCGCATACGCCCATTTACGGCCCTTCGCGGTCGGGATAATCGCGCCAAGATGAGCCGCAGCATCAACACCCGTCGGCAACTCATGCTTAGTCTCCACAACCGGCTCAAAAACGCCAGCCTCAGTCGTCATTGCGCCATCCTCCTTGAAACGTCATCATTCACAGCCTTAGCAACAGCCGCCGCATCAACAGACACGTTAGCAGCAGTCACCTTCACAAGGAACGGATACTTATTACGAAACGCCTCAAACGCACCCAAGTTCGCAAACTGGTAAATCTTCAACGCGGCACTAAAACGACGGTAATCCTCCGGCGTATCAATATGCCGAAACTCACCAGTAGCCATATTCCATAAAGCCGCCCAACCATCATCAAGACGAGCTATCGAGTACATTTCATCATCTCCAATATCAATAGGTGAAGGCTCCGGTGCAGGCTGCCCACCACGAGCAACCAACCCAAATCCTCTAGGGTTAATTCTCCCAGCAAACCCATTACCAAAATTAGGGTTAGGAGGGAAAGTTTCAAAATGTAGATGCGGGCCAGTACCAACGCCGGTCTGACCTGAATAGCCGATAAGCTGACCCCTAGCCACAGACTGTCCACGATTCACGACCGTCGAGTTTAAATGCGCATAACCAGAATACCCCCAACCATGCCGCAAAATAATCGAGATACCGGCAATGCGACCCATCCAAGAATGATTCTGCCCCCACCCCTCAAACTCCACAACACCCGCATCAGTAGAGAAAACAGGCGTACCAACACCTACTCCGAGATCAATTCCATTGTGGCCGCGCTGCCCAAACTGCGCATAAAAATCCGGATCTACACCAAAGTCCCCTGTTATGCGTGGGTTATCTACGGGCCACCAAATGCTCAATTCTTGCCCTTACTAGCCTCAAGCCCAATAGGCTCGTAATCTTCTGCCGGAGTATCCCGGTTGTCTTTGCGACTCGACTTCGTAGCCATTACTTGCCCTTCGGCTTCTCCGGGTACGGAAACATTGCCTCAATTTCAGCAACACGAGCTTGCCACTCTGCTACTGTTCCTTTTCCGCGTTGCGCACGGAAAAATAAACCATCTGAGCCACCTTGCGAAACAGGCAAAGCAAATTGTGCCTGACGTTTCTTCTCAACAGCTTCAACAGCAACTTCGTAATGAACTTCCTCAGCCCAAGCTTCAAGTTCAGCCTCAGTTGGTTTCGGTGATTCATCCAACCATTCCAAACCAGAATAGTCATCACCAATAAGAGCCCAAAGTGTGCCCGGATATTTGCGTGTGAGAATCTGTGCAATGTTCATTATGCAGCTACCTCCATAAGAGTAATTGACGATGCCGCACGAGGATATGCCGGATCGTTTGCATCTCCCTGCGTCAAATTAATATAAATAGTTTGAGTTGAACCAGTATCACTATTCCAGGCCTGAACGCCATATGTTATAGCCGAATTCGTATTAGGGCTATCCATATAAACCGCTGAAATATTTGTCATTGAAACATCGCCAACATTGCCTACAAAAGAAACGCTGCCAATTTGCTGCTTTGACAACGAAGATTGACCAACACCAACTGGTGTAGCGCCACGCATTATCCGAATAGCTAAGCGTGTCTGATTAGTTGAACGCGCACCATTAATATTTACAATCACCAAAATCTTGGACGCTGTAGAAAATGGCGTGATCGTCGTATTCAATCCGCTAATAGTAGAGAAAGCCCCGGCTGCGGTACTACTCGCTAACACATCATCAAATGTAGTCGATTTGACCTGCAAAATGCCCCCAGTGGTAGCGCCAAACTGTTTCCACGCCGAGCCATCAAAAACTTCCATCAAATTAACATCTTTGAGAAAGCTCACCATGCCTTCAGTCGGAGACCCAAGAGCAGACGTCCGAGCAGCAGCAGACGCAAACACCATCACAGCTTGATCCTGCAAATAATCCTGCACGTTCGCCGCAGTCAAAACCTCACCGGGAACAAAATCCCGCCAACCAGCACCAGCCACAATAAACTCCTCTTTAGCGCCTAAAACGCCAACACATTACTGTCAAGTATACCCAACGCGACATCATCCAACACGAGACCCAAGAAGTCTAATGACGAAACGCCAACACGCACACGATGATCATCCACCGTAATATCGTTATCCAGCGAAGTCACCAACGCATACTTATTAATCTGTGACCCTACCCCATTAGGAGTGAACCGTATCTGTACAAGATCACCAATCTCCAACTGCAACACGTCACCATATTGAGTCGAATCAACACCACGCAATGTTACTTCAATGGAAGAAAAACGGTACTCTGGCTCACCATATTCGCCAACATAATATGAGGCGAAATCCTGAGCCGCGCTAGCCGAAGCCAACAACGTATCAACACTATTCGTAATCACGCCATATTTGGCCTGCGAGCTAGCGTTAGAAGCGACCGCTGTGCCGCCGGAATAGGTAACCTCAACCTGGTTGAAAAGCAAATCAGTGCCGTACGAAACCTCTGCCGCAGTGAACGGAATGCCCGACCCGTCATCCGCAAACACCACCGGCACATAACCCGACGAAAAAGAGTTACGTTCACGGAACACAAGGTTGCCGTCTTTACTAATAAAAAGAAGCCCTGCCTCAGATGATTCCACAAGTTGGAGATGCTCCAACGCACCCTGAACGGCAGTGCCAGAAGCAACCGTAGACTCACCCGCATCAATCTCACGGGCATATGTCGGCCAACCAACATTATTCAGCACAGCCGTAACACGTGCACCCGTCAACTGCTCGGAGACCGCTAAATTAATATTGACGCCCGCAAGTTTCTGAAACTCGTCAGTCACAGATATTTCAGCGATACTTTCACCCGTCGGAGCGTACGACAACTTCCACGAGTCTACGAGACCCTGGAACTGTTGAATCTCATCTGTAAACACCCGCACCAGACGCCGCGGAACCATCTCATTCACAAACGGACTCGACATATTCAACGGGTCAAACGTACGATCTTCATTCCGTAAACGTACAGAAGCCGACCCGGCATTAAACTTTTCCAAGTCACGATTACGGCCACGAGACGTAGACACAGAAACCACATAGTCCGTAATGTCACGGAACCCGGTCGAAAGCGTATATGTCGTATCGTCTAGCTTGCCCTTTGTAGCATCATCAAGCGTGAACGAAAAACCCGAATCTGTAACCTCTAGTTCTACACGGGTAGCCATTATGCCCTCGCAAAGACGCGACCATTACCGCGCTCAAACTGGGAAATGGCTTTAATTATTTCTTGCCCGACTTGTGTGCCGTTCGTACCCATTCCGGCGTTCACGTTTATCGCGTAAGTAACATTAGGGCCGCCGCCACTGTTTGCGCCCATCATCTGATCCGCCCGCATATGCTGCGGAATAGGAGTCACCGTCGCACCCTTCGGCAACGAAAGAAGCTCCGGCCCCTTCTCACCCACCCACGAAAAACCTTCCATCGCAACAACGCCACCCTTAGCCATACCCGGAGTCTTAGGCCGGCCACCAGGACTAGTCACAGACGGATTCAACCGCCACAAATAATCCTGAGCCAACTGACCAAACACAGGAATGTTTTTCAACCATTCAAGATACCTAGCACGACTAATCTCACTACCAGAAATAGCATCCCGCAACAGCTCAAGATTGATTCGAGAAAACTCAGCCGTATCAGCAAGATACTGAAGCTGACCCGTAACTGGATTCAGGTAACCAAGATAATCCGCAAACGGTTGAGCCTGAGCCGGTAGCGCATCACCCAAAGCATTAATAGCACCCAAAGCCGTATCGGCATAAAAAGTAACAAGCCCCAAAACCTCGAACAAATCACTCAAAATAGTATTCGAGCCATCAGCCGCACCAGTCAAAACCTCTAACGCTTCAGCACCCAACCCGAAAAGATCAGTCACAATAGGCAAAGCCTCGGCAAGTACCGGGAGCAAATCCAGACCAAGCTGCATCAACTCCTCAACTGTGCCCTGCAACACAGGCAACAAGTTTGTAAACTGCTCACCCATCTGCTCAACAAAAGCAACAAACTCAGGATCAGCA